AAAGACCTAACGATAAACTTTTATATCGCCCTAAGCGATACCGGCGTTATAAATTTGACCGTCGAGGAGAGCTCTAAATTTGCTTCCCGTCGATATGTCGATACTAAATTTGAGGCCGCTTTGGTGGAGACTAAGGCAAACGAGCTTTATGCGCCAAAGACGCACAATCACGATGAGGTTTATCTAAAAATAGAAGATTTTGAAAAATACAAAAATCAAAAAAGCGCCGAAGAAGGCGATTTTCTGAATAAGTTTATCAAAGATCCGATGAATGAAAAATGGACTCGCAAATTTTTCTATACCGCCGATAAAGCCGATTATCCTATTATGGGTGGGCTCGTTTTGATAAACGGCAAATACGCCATAACAAAGGCACAATCAAGCAAACAGACGCTTAGCCCAGTCTTTACTGATTTTACACCGTATTTCGGCGCTTACGAACCTATGGCGAAGATAAATACAACTAATAGCTCGCAAGGGGAGTTTAAGTATCTTTTTTGCATAGGAGACGAGCATTATTTTGGGCGTAAAATGGATTCGGCGTTTGATCAGGATATATATGTATATAACTCAGCGAATGGCGAATGGAAAAGAGCTGGAGGTACGATACTGAGTAATAACGCATATACGAGCTATATTGCCCCGAAATACCCTCTATGGCGTAGCCGTGGCTACAGTGGGAAAATTTATACGACCGACGATCAAGAGGTTTTAGATTTTGGCTCATATAGCCATCCTTGCTTCGTTATAGACGATTACGTCATCAGAACTAAGATAAATAACGAGAATCCGCAAAAAGTCTTTAAAATAAGCAAAAGCGGGAAAAAACTAGTATCGCAAGAGGTTGCGCTTTCAGACACGCCCTTTGACGGATTTGATATTTATGGATCCGATCTTGTAGGTTTTTATGCTGTCGCAGAGTGCGGCGAATATTTTAGAAACGGAGATGATTTTTACTATATCAGGTATTTTCGTAACTCGTCTACGAATTTTATAGACAGATATAAGATATATAAAAATAAAGAGCTTTTACCTTGCCCTATCCCGCCTATAGCCGAGCTTGGCGAAGAGATACTGATCCTAAGAAACACTAGATACTTAGCAAGAAGAGCTGCCGGGGCGTGGAATCTTATGAATAATAATATTTCTTCAAATAAACCGCAAAACGTTTATACAGATCTTTTTGACCTAGCAAACGGTCAAAATCCGGTTAGATTACCCGTGCACGTTCTTTGTGCGCAAGAGAGTGCCAAAGGCCTCAAAATAGCGTTTTTACCTGATGTTTTAGATGCCGATAAGGGATATTTTTATGAAACAACTATCCCTTACGAAGAGCTAAAGGGGCTAAAATGAAACCAACACTCAAACAATGGCTAACGGTAGCTAGGAACTTTGCAATAGAGCTTCCGCTTGAGATACTTGCCTTTTTCGTGGTGCCGATCGCGCTACTCTTTATAAAAGAAAGTGACGACCATCTACCGCGCTGCTTTCGATGGTTTGAGGATGCGGACGATTTTTACGACGGGCAAAGCGCGGCCATAAACGGTGACGGCGGATGGAGACGGGAGCATTTCCCGCCGCCTAAAAACCGCTCTTATTTCGCCCGTCTTTGCTGGCTACTGCGTAATAGAATAGGCTATTTTAGCGTCAAATATTTAGGCGTCAAAGTCTTAGATGTGCAGCCTGCTAGCGTCGTTACCCAAGGCGACGTGCTTATCACGCAAAACAAAGGACGCAAGAGCGGCTTTTGCAAGGTAGAGTGCCGTCTAAAAGACGGACGGGAGCGTTTTGGCTACTACCGCGAGATAAGATACACGGGCTTTTTAAGCGGCTTTTATTGCCGCATTTACGTCGGATGGAAACTCATGGATATAGCCGGCGCAAATCCCGAAAATTGGCACGAGTTTATCGAAGACGACGATAAAAAAGTGCTTAAAACTGTTTGGGCGTTTCATCCGATGAAAAGGGTCAAGAAATGAAAACATCAACTAAGACTTTTATGATTATTGCGGCGGCTATATTGATCGCGGTCGCAATGATAAATTTAATCAAATAAAGGAGCAAAAATGAAGCTAATAGTCGAGAGGATTAAAGATATTTATGACGGCACGATAGGCAGATTTCGCCTAGTTTCGCAAGATAGGCGCGTGCTGCTAGAGGGCTTTACGCTCGAGCCCGCGGGCCCGGATACCGTAGAGCGCGGCCGCGATAAGCGGATACCGGCCGGAGTTTACCAAACGACTTGGCATGAAAGCGACAAATTTCAAAGGCTTTTGCCATTGCTTTTTAACGAAAAAGTGCCGAAAGATAGATGCATACTCATCCATAGCGGCAACGTCCCAAAAGATACGCAGGGGTGCATCTTGCTTGGAAACAAGGCGGACGAATACGGAGTTAGCGACAGCAAAAGAGCGCTGGAAGAGTTCATAAGGCTGACGTTCAAAAAAGAATTTCAAGTAGAAATCATCAACAAATTTTAAAAGGAGATAGTATGGCAGCAAAGTTCGGAGTAAACGTAACCATTTCAGCCGAGGCCGCAAGGCCTATCAGCGTAGAAAGCACGACGCCCATAGGAATTGCGGGATATGAGGAGGTCCTAGATAACGGCCTACATTTTTTCATGACGACAACAAAGGCGCTTGAAGCGTTAGAGGCAAAATACAAGGCGAAAAAGGACGCGAGCCAAGCTTTTAAAAAGGGCTCTATTTATAGGGCTCTAAAAGGTATCGAAGATCAGGCGGTAAATACGCAGATTATTTTAAGCGTATTTACCAAAGACGACGATAGCGATACGAACGACGAGATCACCGAGTGTAAAAAGGCCGTAGCGGATCTAACCAAAGCAAAATCCCGCTTCGGATATAACCCTAATCTAATCATAGCTCCCGAATATAGCCATGAGGATGCCGTAAAAGGCGAGATAGAAAAAGTAGCCACTAGGCTAAAAGCGACCGGCATCGTAGATCTAAAAGTCCAGGACGCGGCCGCAGCGATAGTAAAGATGGGGGACTTCGGCACTAGAAGGCTGGTTGCCACATATCCTAACGTCAAGGTTTGGGACGACGAAACGAACGCTTACGTCTATGAAGGGCAAAGCGCTAGAATAGCGGGGATGATAGCTCATACGGACGGTGCAAGCGAGTTTGGATATAGCGACAGCTACTCAAACAGGGTTATGATAGGAGTTTCGGGCACGGAAATAGACGTAGATTTCGAGCTTGGCGAGACGTGCACGGCCGATGAGTTAAGGGCGGCTAAAATTTCTACCGTCATCAGAGAAAGCGGGTTTAGAGCTTGGGGCGGAGAGACTAGCGATCAAGATACTATATGGAAAGACCTTGCAAGAGTAAGGATATTTGACCGTATTTCGCAGGCTTGCCAAAAAGGCGTGTTGTTTGCTATCGATAAAAAAGCCGATCAACTCTATCACGCCAAAAGAAGCGTTAGCGAGCTGCTTAGGGGGCTTGTAGGAGCAAAGGTATTGCTAGGATACGAGCTATCTTGGAGCGAGAAAAATACGCTAGCAAACATCACGGACGGCAAATTTTACCTAGACGTCAGAATGCAAAACACCCCTATCGTAAAACAGCTAACGCTTGATTTTATCTATGTCGATAAATACGGCGAAACACTAATGAACGATTTAAACAAATAAATTCAAAGAAAGGAGAAGTAGTAAAAGTAGGCGGCCGAACATAAACGGCAATCGCGAAGTATTGCGCAGCATGGCGAGACGGTCTTAAAATTTTAAGCGGAGCATACATGTAGTATGTGAGCATTAAAATTTTAAGATTAACGAAGCTAGGCGAAGCAAGACGAGCAGGCTTACTTTACGAAAAAAGTTATGGTAAAAAGACAGATACCTCAGGTTGTTCAGGAGGCCAATGTTTTTATAAACGGCCAAGGATATTTAGGCGTCGTTAAATCTCTAACTATCCCAAAGATAGAACAAGAGATGATCGAAGTTAAAGGCGCGCTTGGCGGCAATTTCGCAAGCGGGACGATAAAACCCGTAGAAATGGAGTTTAAGCTAAGCGTACTCGATAAAAATACCTATCTTGGATACGGGCTAAATACTTGGAATAACAGAATTCCTTTTTTATTTAAAGCTAGCGTATTTCAAGCGGGCAAAGGCGCTCCAGAGCCTTTTTCTATGGCCGTAACCGGCGATATTACCGAGATAGACCCGGGAAGCTTTGAAAGCGGAAAAGAGATGGAAGTGAGCGTCAAACTAGCCGTACATTTTTTAGATATAAATATAGGCAAAATCCCCGTGGCGCTATTTGACGTAGAAAACATGATATGCCTGATAGGTGGGGTGGATTATTTGGCGCAAGTGCGTTCAAATTTGGGCGAATAATAAATATTTTCTATCGGCGACGAGAGCTGCGCCGATAGATTAAACGGCTTTTAAAGGCCTTTAAATTTTAAGTCAAAGGAATAAAAATGAGCAAGAAAAATGAAATCATCGAACAAGACGGTATCAAATACACCGTCATTACGCTATCAGGCGGTAACGAAGTTAAAATCAGGCATCCAAAGGGCAAAGATCTTCGCTTTGCTATGAGCGGCACAAAAGGCAGCGAGGCCGATTTGACTTTTAGGCTAGCTAGCAACCTTACTTGTATGAGCGAAGCCGAGCTTGAGGAGCTAGAAGCTAAAGACTGCTCGCTTATTCTTAGCGCGGTGGCGCGTTTTTTGTCCTAGGCCATACCTTTGAGGGCGTAGCGATAATAGGTCATACGCTTCATTTTTCGTTTGATGAAATTATGGAGTTTAGCACAGACGAATACGTAAAATTTTTAGGGATCGCAGAGGAGATATTAAAGAGTAAATTTTAGCGGTTTGCTTTTATGAAACCGCTTTTTGAGCCTCTTTTAAAACGTAGCCGACGATGCCTATAAAGCCGCCTAGCAAGCCAAGACCAAATAGTACGGCTATGACATTATCAAAAAGGCCGGGATAAATATAAAACAAAGCCGCAAATAAGGTGATAAGTAAAAACACTTTCATATTTAATCCTTTTTATAGGAATTGTATCACAAAAAGGAGCGCAAATGCAAGAGACGTCGGTAGGTATCGGTATCGGCCTAGCCGTTAGAGGCCTAAGCCAGATAAATACACTAAGAGATAGTCTAAGGAATATGACCAGGACGATAAATGAGGCTAGGCAGGCTCTGGGTTCTCTTGATAACGCCAGATTAAACAACTTACAAGAAAATTTAAGGAGCATGAGGTCGAATCTAACGAGCGAGCTGGCCCAAATACCAAACGCTTTAAAAACCAGTGTCATAGCAGTGCCTATAAAACTAGCCATAGACGACGAAGCAGCCTTTGCTAACGTCAAAAAATACGTAGACGATAGCGAAGAAAACTTACTAAAGCTAAAAAACGAGATGAGAGGGCTTTCAAGCGAGCTTGGAGAAAGCTTTGAAAATATCGCAAACATCGCAAGCGGCGGAGGCAAGATAAATTTAGCCGGCGAAGATCTCGTAAAGTATACGAGACTGTTGGCTACGGGTTCTACGGCGTTTGAAATGAGCGCCGAGCAAGTAGCTACTGCAGCTAATAATATGAAAGTGGGCTTTAAGCTAGATAAGGTCGATGAGCTCAAAGAGTTTTTCGACGTCGTGAATTTGCTTGACAATAAAGTCACTAACGCAGGAGCAGCCGACATACTTACGGCCACCTCTTTAACGGCGGGAAATGCAAATTTGCTCGGATTAAACGAAAAAGCCGCCAGTGCGATCGCGGCAAGCATGCTAAGTACCGGCAAAGCCCCGTCGGTCGTAGGCACTTCGCTAAATTCCCTTTATACTAGGCTAGCCAATATAGACAACCAAGGCAAGAAATTTCACGAGGCGTTAGCTACGATAGGCCTAGATGCTAAACATTTAAAAACGGCTATCGGCAAAGATGCCGCGGGAGCCGTAACGCTATTTTTAGATCGTATCGCCGCCGCACCTAAAGAGCTTCAGGCGGGGCTGCTTTATGATTTGATGGGCGGAAATTTTAGCGACGAAATCGCAGGACTCATCACCAATATGGATGCTTTTAAAGCCAATATGAAAATGGCCTTTTCGGACGAAGCCGCAGGAAGCATGCAAAAAGAATTACAAGTTAAACTAAATACTGCAAAGTCGGGTATCCAAAGGCTTATGCAGGCCTGGAGAAATTTAGGCTCTAGTTTAGGAGAAACCTTTTTGCCGCTTACCAACTCTTTAGCATCGATGTTGAGCTCTTTAGCTAAATTCTTAAGCGACTTAAGCGCTAAATTTCCAACGCTTACGGCAGTAATGATAAGCGCGGTAGCGGGGCTTATGCTATTTAAGCCCGTATTTTTGATAGTAAGGATAGCCGCCCTTAGCGCAACGGATGCGTTTATAACCTTGGTCAGGGTGCTTAGGTTTTTAAACCCCGTTACGATGATAGCTAGAGCTAGAACCCTGGCCCATGCCGCAGCTCTTAAGATACAAGCGGCAGCCACGTGGCTCGTAGGAGCTAGGCTCAGAGCCGCTCTGATACTAGCCGCAGCATGGAATACGGTAGTAAGGATATCTACCGCGCTTTCTTTGGCCTTCGGCAGAGGTCTAGTTATTTTACGCGCGGGCTTCACGGCTGCGGCCATCGGTGCAAAGATTATGCGCCTAGCTCTTATATCTACCGGTATCGGAGCCCTCGTCGTAGCCATAGGGGCAGCGGGAGCCTATATCGTAGAACACTGGGACGAGGTCAAAGAATTTTTCCTAAATTTTTGGGAAAAGATAAAGACGGTTTGGGATAACGCGATAGTTTGGATCAAAAACGTATGTCAAAGCGTAGCCGACTGGTTTAACAACCTATGGGGTAGCGTAGCGGAGTTTTTTAAAGAAATTTGGCAAAGCGTCGCAAACTTTTTTAGCGGTATTTGGCAAGGGATAGCCGGCTTTCTTAGCTCTATCTGGCAAAAGATATACGAGATAGCGGGCGGCTTTATAGACGCTATCATGGAGGTATTTAGATGGGCATACGACAGTATAGTCTCTATCTTTACCCCTGTGGCAAATTTCTTCAAAGATATATTCATGCCTATAGCCGATTTTTTAAAGCCTATATTCAACGCCTCGATAGATTTTTGGAGCAAGCTATTCGGGGGCTTTTTTGATTGGGTGGCAAGCAAATTTCAATGGATCGTAGATACGGTTAGCTCTATCGGCGATGCACTCGGGGCGGCTACTGATTGGACGAAAGACGCCCTTGGTATAGGAGACGGAAAAGAGGCAAATTGGTACAACCCTTTTTCTTGGTTCAACGATGACGCACCGCAGGAAGTCAAGATCGCTAAGGCAAAAGACCCGATAAAAGACGTCAAGTTGCCTGCGTATACAGGCTTGCCGCAGTTTAGCTCGGATACGCTCCAAGACAAAAACCCCAACGCTTCCATAAACCAAATTTTAAAGGCGAACGAAGCGACGCCAAGCATTGATGCCAAAAAACCGAGTGGAGTCGGCGGCTTTCTTGGGGCATCGCCCGGATACAAAGAAAAAGTAGGCGGCGCCCCCGGGGCTATTAACGTTACCTTTACGGGAGATTTTAGGCTATTTGGGGAAAGCGGCAAATTTGATTTAGAAAATTTCAAGGCTCAAATAACAAGAGGCGTCAAAGAGGCACTTAAAAGAGATGAATTAAACAGCGCCAACACCGAAATAAGAGAGCAAAGGTAGCGATATGGTCTTAAATTTAGGAGGCTTTAAATTTACATGGAAACAGGTGGGCGGTATATCGCTCGAGACCGAGTTTGGTATAAGCTCGCAAGACCGTATTCAAAATCACCCCGTTTTATTTGCGGCAAATTTAGGAAACCAAACTATCAGTATAGAAGGTCAAACCTTACCCTATAACGGCGACAAACAGACGGCATTAAAAAGGCTTTACGAGCTAGCCCGCGGTAGACAAAGCTATGCGCTAACCAACGGAAACGGCAAATATTTCGGCAGGTTCGCGGTTATAAAAATCAGCGAAAAACAAGCCGTATTTACCCCAAACGGAGCGTTTTTTACGCAGAGTTTTAATATCGAGCTGAAGCGAGACTTCAGCTCTTAACTTCGCAGACGAGCCAAGCTCGTCTTGGCGACCAAAGGAGAACCTTTGGAAACCCCTAAAGACTAAGATTGCTGCTCGCAATCTAAATTATTGAAAGAGAGATTATGACTAAAATTTACATAGCTAAAGACGGCGATAGGCTCGATACTATCGTCTATAATCATTACGGGCATTTAAGATTTTTCGAGCAGGTGCTGGCTTTAAATCCAAAACTAGCTGCTACGCTTAAAGCTGGCGACAAGGTATTTTTACCCGAGATAAAAGAGAAAGCCAAGGAGCAAAATAAGCTATGGTGAGCGAAGGCACGAAGTAGGACGCTAATTGCTTAGCGTCCGTGCCTAAGCGAGTGAGCGAGTATATCGCATAGCGATACGAGCGATGGCACAATGCGAATGCCAGAGTCAAAATTTTTAATACGCAATAAAGGAAAAACCATGATTAAGCATCCCAATTTCAAGCTCGAAGCAAACGGCAAAGACGTTACGGAGATAATCAGGGCAAATTTAATCGACCTAAGCTTTGACGACAAAGAGGGAAGCAAAAGCGACGAGATAAGCTTTAGCGTTAGCGGTATATACGCCAAACCCGTATTCGGCGATAATCTAAAGCTTTGGCTAGGGTATGCCGACACCGCTAGTGAGCAAAGCCCGCTTAGCGGCGGCTTTACGCAAGCCGACGGCGCGACTACGCGCGCATCAAGTAATAATTTATATCTTTGCGGCTCGTTTAGCGTGCAAACGACTAGCAGGGATTATAAAAACCAAACCACCGAAGTAAGAGCCACTGCCGTAAATTTCGCAAGCCCTCAAAAAATCAAAAAACGCAGAAGCTGGGAGAATACCACCGTATTTGAAATAGCAAGGAAAATAGCCGGCGAAAATAAGCTATCCGTAAAAACGTCCGGGCAGGATCAAAACATTGCCTCCGTCTTGCAAAACGACGCGGGAGATCTAGATTTCTTGTATGGGTTGTGCTTTGATTACGGCTTTATCATGGCGGTAAAAAATAACACCATCGTCATAGCCGCGAAAGACGCCAAAGGAGACGAAACGCAAACGAGCAATACTCCAAAAAATGAAAGCTTGCCCGCTTTTACTCTAAATTTAGCCGAGCTTTACTCATTAGAAATCACAGAGGCAAATAGAAATTCCTACGGAGCGGTTATAGTAGAGTGGCAAGACACAGAAGCCGGAAAGACCAAGAGTATCAAGGTAGGCTCTGGCGAGCAAACCTACAAGATGCAAATAGCCCAACCAAAATCAGATAACGAGGCTTTTAGGCAAGGCGAAGCAAAGCTAAACGAGCTGCAAAAGGGCGGCATAAATGGTAGATGCTCGTTGCCCGGAGCAAATATAGTAGCGGGCGGGAAACTCAAATTTAGCGGCATAGCGGGCCTAGAAGCAAATGAATTTAGTATCAAAAGCGTAAGCCATAGGCTGAGCACGGATAATTACGGAATAGAGATTGAGTTTGAGGGGTGAAACATTACGAAGCAAAGCCGCAGGCAACCCCGCCTCGTAAATACAAAGTAGCAAGGTAATATTACTAAATTTTCTTACAAGGTAGCGAAAAAATTTAAATTTGTAAGGAAAATCATGAAGACTACTAAACTAAAGGCTCCGTTTGCTTGGGTAGGCGGTAAATCAAAGTTGGCAAGCAAGATAATCCCTCTTATGCCGCCACATATTAAATATGTTGAAGTATTCGGCGGTGCGCTATCGGTGTTTTATCAAAAAGAACCGAGCAAAATCGAGATAATCAATGATATCAACGGCGATCTCATAAATTTACACCGCATTATTGGGACTAGACCGCAAAGCCTAAGTGCCTATGTGGACGCTATGCTAAAAAGTCGCGAGATATTCTACGCCATAAAAGAGGGTAAGATAAAACCTAAAAACAAGATAGAGGCTGCGGCGTTTTACTACTATCAAATAAGCCTAAGCTTCGGCGCAAAAGGGGATAATTTTGCCATGCCCAAAAACAGGAGTGCTAAAAATATATACAGGGACTTTTCTATATATTCAAGGCGTCTAAAGCGCGCTTCTATAGAAAATTTGAGCTATGAAAAGCTGATAGGACAGTATGACGGTACCGACACTCTCTTTTACGCAGATCCACCTTACGTAGGCACAGAAAGCTATTACAAGACGGCGGATGGATTTACGACGTCTGATCATCAAAATTTAGCTCAAATCTTAAAGAGCGTCAAGGCTAAATTTATGCTTAGCTATAACGACTGCGAAATGGTACGCGATCTTTACGCGGGCCTTAATGTCAAAGAGCTTGAGGTAAGTTATAGCCTAAACAACGCAGTGGAAAGAAAAACTAGCGGCGAGCTATTGATTATGAATTTTTAAGAGGCGGCGGTTATGCCGCTTCGCTAAGTCTTTTTACTCCTAAGTCTTTTTACTCCTCATGTAGAAATATTATAAAACGTAAAATATTTTGGACGTAGAGCCAAATTTAGCTAAATTTATTACATCTCATAATCAAAGGAAGAAGAATGGACATGCAAGAGATTACGGAGAAATTAAAAGATATACTAGCCACCGAGGGGCGAAAAAGCGTCAAGAATATAGATGTAGCCCTAGCCTTAGGTATAAAACCCAATGCCTACGCTCAAATGAAATTTAGAAACGTGGTGCCTTATAAGCAAATACTAAATTTTTTACACAGACGCGGTATATCTATCAATCTTTTCTTTTACGGAGACGAGGCGAACAATACGCATAGATATAAAATCCTAAGGCTTTACGATAGCGTAGCAAGTCTTGGCGGCGGAGTCCTCAATGAAAACGCCACCTATGAAAATATAGTGCTGGACGAACAGATACTAAGCTTTTACAGAGCAAGTAATTGCGACGTCATAAGGTCGATAGGCGAAAGCATGGAGGACGAGATCAAGGACGGAGACCTATGTGTCATAGAAAAAGACGAAAGGCAAATCAAGAGCGGAGGCATATACGCTATCAACACGCTTGAGGGGTTATTCGTGAAAGAGTGTCGCGTCAAAGGAGACGAGCTGGAGATGATTTCGCTAAATCCCGTATATGAGCCCATGAGATACCGCTTGGATGAGATCATGGTGGTGGGCAAGCTTAAGGGAACGTTACACAGAATAGGATAAATTTAAAAGGCCTTTAAAGGGTTTTAAATGATGTTTAAAGGATAAAATTCAGCGCTTAAAATGAGAGTGGAATAGTCGCGATTTTAGTCTCACTCTCATTTTAAATACAAGATACTCTCATTTTAAATGCGCGCCGATATAAGCAAAGGAAATAAAGTTATTACAACATTTTAATATAAAATACTTGCATACCATAACTACTGATAATGATTTAAAATAATCAGAAAATTGCGTTATCAAATTTTAAAGCATCTGAGATCCAAGCTAATTTTTAGTCACTGCTTCTTTTATTACTTATATAAGGCCCTCTTATTTATTTTAAAAATAGTAATACAGCTTTTTTATAAGAACATCGTCGTCAATGCTTTTTATATATCCCTACCGTTGTATTCCAAACCCTACCTATCTTTATTCACAGCTGTACCACACTCTTTAACTTTCTCTTAACTTTTGCACAGTCATTATCATTGCGCTATATTTAATGAGATCTTTTTAAATTTAGCTAATCCATAATTTAGCATAGCAATAGGAACGGCTACAGGAAAACTAAGTTATTTAAAGCGTATATCTATAAAGTAGAGTTTATAATAACAAACAAGCAAAGCCGCTTATGAAATAATTTTTCTATAAAAATAGTCCTGTTATATCTATTAAAATTGATAAGATTTTTAGAGTAGTCAAATGGATGGGTGGGTAGCTAAAAACCCGACTAAGTTTCGTTCAAGTTATTTGATTATACTTGGTTAGACATAAAATTCGGCCACCCCACAGCAAACAACAGGATGGGGATTTTTATCCCCCATCCCATCACCACTGAAGTCTCCTGCTAGGTCTTTGTATTGCCATACTACCATTATTTTGCTCTAGAGCGTTATCTACAGGTACTATTCTTTGGCTGTTCTTACCTTTATTATCAAAGAGTTGCCCGCCCCACTCATTTGATAGATAGAAGTTAATAGTAGAAACCATTGACGTAGCCAGTGGGTTGGTCGAGTATATCAGCCAACTATCGGCCAATACCTCTACTTTTTCTGTGCCCACTATAATTCTTGGGGATGTTGCTTTTAGACTATCCTCAAAATAATTCACGCTTCTAAAGGTAATATTTAGCGGATTATTTGGATATGTCGCATTTGGTAAAACACTATTTAACGAATTATAGCCTTTTATTTCTCCTAGAACCGCACTATCATGCTTTTTTGTGGCATACCAGTAGTTTTCTCCAGTAATAGGTGTATTTATTTTATCTATATTATATTTTGTCGCATCACAATCCTTGCAGTAAATGGTATAGTATGCTAAATGTTCGAAACTTTTTGTATTATAGTATTCTCCATTTGGCAAAAATGCCCTACCGTAATAAAATTTTAAAACTCTTCTTCGATCGGTAGGCGTCTGGAAATATGACGGTATATTCTGATTTCCTATTATATTGTACTCTTTTTGCTTATTCTCACCGGATATAAACAACAAATCGGTATCTACATCAAATGGATTTCTAGCATATCGATTATCCCTCTTGAAGTTAAATTTCATCCAGACTCCCTCTTTTTTATCGCCTAGCTTTGCTATAGGAGCGCTTACAGGCACTATACCATTTACAAAGGCCTTTTGCGATATCGTATAGTTCGAGTCGTCTATGTTAAGAGGATTGTCTTTAGTTATATCTTTTGTGTCGGGATCGGCGAAAAATACCATATCTTCAGACTTTGGATATCTCCTTGTTCTATCTTCGTCATTTGCCGTAAAATCACCGTTATAAACCGCAACCCACCCCCTAGGCGTCCGACGACGTACCGGTTCATTTCTTCTATTTATGATTATTCTCGTGTTTAGATCCTCTGCATAACAATCTTTGGTAAAAAGCTGAGTGATATAGTTTTTATTACTAGTATAGTCTATTAGCTGATCTATATCTTTTGCGGTATCTTCATCGTATACATTAAAAGAAGAGGATGAAACCGCGTTAAAATTTAACCAACCATGATAACTAGCTCCAAGCATAGCGGTTCTTCTTGAATATGCTACCGCCTGCAATCCATAGGAGATAGAAGCGGACATTTTTGGGTCATTTGACAAATAAGTCATGTCAGAACTAGAGCCAACGGCTTCACCCTGAAAATTAAAAATTTTAACGTTTGTCGGCATTATAGCATACGGTCTATGATTGCCTATTTCTTCGTTAAATTCTATAGCTATATCACATCCCACCCTGCCGCTAGCATCCGGTTCATTGGATGTACTTCCTGGTACGCAGCCTCCTTTTGCTCTATCAGGCAAAGTAAACTGATCGTCTATAACACGATCAAGTCGCAATGATACGTTTCCGACTTCTGGATATATAAGTCCCTCAGCGGCATCATCGTATGGGGCAAAAGCATCGCCTGTGAAAGAAGACGGATTATCCGGGTCGTAATAAGACATACTAAATATGGTTTCAGTACGTTGATTATACGCTTTTCTAAGACCTATAGACATTCGTATTTTTATATTTTCAAGATAATTCATTCTAGCCAAAGTTACCGGATTAGAAAAACAACCGGCCGGTGCATGGCTCTTTACGTCAAACCTTACTTTATCTGTGGAGAAATAATACCCTTTTACCTCTTTACCATCTACGCCAACCGGTATAGCGCGAAACTCATTATACGGCATAGAAGAGTATGAGTAACCATCAAAATTACCCACTGGAACGCCGGCCGTAGGCCTTGATTTTCTATATATAGAGTGATTAAAACCTATTTTCATTTTTACGCCGCTTGGCCTTATGATAAAAGTATCCGAGTTAGCCGAAGCATACTGCGATTTAGTGCCCGGCTTTGCTATGACAAACGTATACCCTTGTGGCAACGCAGGAAGATTAGAAGTATCCAATAAAATATCCATGTGTACGCCATTAAAATTAATAGGCGTATTTTCCTGTATCAAATTTCCAGAAGCATCATATATGGTATTTGCACTGTTTGAATTCATATCTCCATATATACCGCTTGATCCTACTCTGACGTAGATTGGCCCGTTATAACCAGATGGGTTACCGTACTTATCGAAGTGGACTATTCTAAATCTGTTCTTAAACTTATTATTTCCGGCGACTATAGTATAAAGTTTTTGATCCGGATGGGCGCTTGGATTATATGGATTGTAGTTGACATTAGTTACTCTAAAATACCCTTCATTATCATAAACCATATATCCGACCGTATTTATGTACTGTATATAGTTATATTGACCGCTTGGGATATTGCCCCAAGTTGGAGTAATGTTATAGCTTGGAGCATTCCTACATTTTCTTAACTTTCCGGAGTATGTAACCAAATTTATTTTATCAGATTGCATATTCCATCCAGAATGCGAAAGGGACGGATATACTCCTCTTGGATTACTAAAATAAGTCCCCTTTGCCTTACGATAATCCAAATAAAAATTAGCCGCTACGCTATATTCATTAGGTTTCCATACATAGTTTAACTTATCATAATGCTCTTTATAAAAAATCCTATTCCCCAAAAAACCCATTCTCATACTATTATATGGATTACTGGACAAACCGGCTTTATGGTAAAAGGCATTTTCTTCACGATCCGAATCGTTAACCATGCCATCATGGCCATAGCCAGGCCGAGAGCCAGGGTTTGAAAAAGCAGGATACCCGCTCCACACAGACCTATCCGTTCCTCTAGGGGTAGCTCCGCCTCCTACGTTACTTGACTCCCTAGGGCTATCATACTCTATATTGTAATTTAGATACCTAACGTCTGCAGTAGCCGCAATGATATCGGGATCAGAATTTTCATACACAACGCCAACCGTAGTTCTAATAGGAGTTCCTACCGACAGACTAATTCCCCCAGCAGGTACCCTTACGAAATTACCTGATCCATTCATATACTCTATGAGTTCAGCGTAGCACAGCTTACGACTAAGTTCGTCTACCGTGTAATTCTTTTTCGTCTTGGCGTTTAAAGAACCTAGCAAAACAAAACATAGAAGTATGGTTCGCATAATTTTCAT